TCGAATCCGGTGGGTGAGGTCTGATCCCCGCTTGATGAGACCTCACCCCCCGCCCCCCTCTCCCGAAGAGAGGGGGAGTTCAATTGCGTTTGGGCGTTGCTAGCTTCCGACCAGTCTCCAACAACAGAACAGATGAATTGAATAGCCGATGGCTTCGAGCATTGCCCCTCTGTAAGGAGGTGTTTGCTTTGGCAACTATTTGAATCTGCTTTGGCAATGTAAGGAAAAGCAAAATCGAACGCCATCAGAAATCCCCGCTTCCATCAACCTATCAGAAATTCCTTACAATCAATTCTTCGGCGGGTACTCCCTTCCCGCCTCCTACAGTATAACGAATTGGTACTTTTTCAACCTTCAATGTTTTGAATATTTTCCTCATAACGGGGTGGTTGTTGATGGTGAGTATTCCCTTCCCCCGCATGGACTCTAGCCGACCGGCCAAGGAATAATAATTCTCTATTGTAAAGTCCACTCCATACCCTTCGGTTTTCCAATATGGGGGGTCGAGGAAAAACAGTGTATCTTGTCGGTCATATTTATCCAGGCAGGTTTCCCAGCCCAGATGTTCGATTGTAACTCGGGCTAGACGCAGGTGGGCAACGCTCAAGTCTTCCTCCAGGGAGGTCAGGTTCAGCCGGGGTGGGGTCGTTACGGCCGTACCAAAAGAGCGGTTTGCCACTTTGGCCCCGAAGGCCATCTTTTGCAGATAAAGGAATTTTGCCGCCCGTTGGATGTCGGTATGAACCTCTCCGGGAGTCTGTTTATACCAATCGAACTGCTGGCGACTGACCAGCAGCCACTTGAACTGCCGGGCCAGCTCCTCCAGGTGATGTTGAACCACCCGGTAGAGGTTAACCAGGTCCCCGTTGATGTCGTTGATGACCTCCACTTTGGAGGGAGATTTCATGAAAAACAAGGCCGCCGCCCCGCAGAACGGCTCCACATAACAGGAATGAGCCGGAAAGAGCGGCAGAATATCTTTGGCCAGTCTGCGTTTTCCACCAATCCAGGGGATTATCGGCTTTTGTGGCATGTTTTTTCCATCTACCCTCGCCGGGAAGGCGTGGGGTTCGCCCGGTCAGGTTACCGCCTGGCCGCCGGTGGCGCGTCAACGCCACGGGTCGCGCTTTCCTTTCCCTACCAAACCACCGCTTCGACTGCCGCAACCGTGGTAGCCGCCGCCACCTGTGCCCGCAGGGTATCCAGGCGGGTCAATTGGGTTTTTACGTGCGTCCTGGCATCCACCCCCGCAGCCTTGATCTGCACGTCCGTGTGTGGACGCCGCGCCCACACGCCAGCCACATTAGCGCACATGAACGCATAGGTGCCGATTGGGCCATCAATAATAGCCGCAGACACTTCAGCGGTCAGGTTAATCTGGCTGGTTTTGTCGGTTGGGTATGTGTGCGCCGACCCCAAAGCGAAACCGGTAACCCCCGCCTCAATGGCGGCCTGGCAGGCGGCGGCTAGGCGTTGGTTAGCCGCCTGTTTAGCCCATTCAAGCAGATATGCCGGAACATCGGCCGGGGCGACGTAACAGACTGCGACCGCTTGTGCAGGGACTTCTTGGGCGGCCACGAATTTTAGGGCGTCCAGTTCCACCGTCCCTGCGTGGGCGGTGGTATAGTTTGTGATAAACTGATCGGACGGCTCAATAGTACGTGTGGTATTGTCAGGCAATCTGTATAAGATGAGCATCGTTGTGGCTCCGTTAATTGCTGAGAATTAAAAATCCTACATCATACAGATCATAAAAAGTTGATCCCGGCACCTGCGATATTATCCGACATTGAGTTGTGGTTTTCAACGTTGGGGCTGATCCTGGTCCACTGTCGGCGCGTATAGCGAGCGGTACCGTACCATAACTGTTACCCATGAAAAGGTAATTTGAATCCGCCATTGGGGTGGTAAACGTCACGGTGTAATCGCCAACCCCATTGTCGGCGATGGATGAAATGTTGAATTTCGCGCGGATATACAAATTACGGGTGACATTGCCGCCCGTGGTGCCGACTGAGGTGACCGCGACAGTGTAAGTATTGACATCAACAAAAGTCACTGGATACGTCCCAGTGGTTCCGCTCAACGAACCACTGGTAAATGACAGGTTGACCAGCATTTCTGTGGTCATATTGTGCGCGGTATGCGTGACGGTGACCACCGTTCCGGTTGTCGTGTAGGTGGCTGTGGTGTATGGGATGCTGTTGAAATTTGCCCATGCTTTAGTAGCCCTTTTGTTATCTGTGGGGTCCAACAGATCAAAATCCGCTCCATCGTATGTGGCGGTATAGACTACACCCATCTGTATTTCGCCGCCAATCAGCAAACCATCAACCCGGTTTTTAATTGAAATGGCCCCCAGGGTATTTATACGTAGCGTAGCGGGACCTGTGTTGGTATTTAGGGCTTTGAACCTCACCGTCATCCCCTTAAAATATGCGGCCGGTGGGTTGCTGATGGAGATGGCATACTCGTTTGCCACGCCTGTATCATCGGCGTAGCCAGCGGCCAGCGGGATTTGACCGGCCGGGATTTTGCCGTCGCTCAACAATGTCCCCACCCGGTTAAACCATTGACTGACTCCATCCGATTTCAAGATCAGCGTTTCCCCTTTATCCAGAGTCCGGCTGATTTGCCCTTCTACGGTGTCCGTCCCCGCCCGCTGCACGGTGACCGCGTTGGCGCTGGAATCCGTGCGGACGAAGGTGAATCGTGAAGGCACCCCGCCGATGGCCCCGTTGACCGGAGCCAGGGCGGCGGCGGGCAGGGTTAGGGTCACGTTACCGGTGGTGGCATCCACAAACACCATTCCGGCATGATCCGGGGTCAAAACCTGGTTGGTGGTGAAGGTGGAAACGTTTCCTCCCAACATTCGGCGGATGGCTTGGCGGATTTGAGTGCGGGTGGCGGCAGCAGGATTGATACCCTGGGCCTCCAACACGCCAACCAATTCCTCCTGGATGTCGTTCAGGAAATCCTGATGAACAGGAGAAGCCGGAATCGGCGGGATGGCCGCCGGGTTTCCCTCGGTGAAAAGCCCCCCAATCATTAAAGCATCTTGATTTCTTTGCATCGTTTTCCCTCTTAAGCGTAGTTGAAAATCACACAGGTATGGGATGGTTTGTCCTCACGAATTGCTCCCTCCAAGTGGGCCTCACGGCCCCAGACCCGTAGAGGTTCCCCAGCGCAAGACCCAGCGCAAAATCGTATAAGGGTCACGTTTGGGGCGTTGACCTGCCAGGCGTACAACCACCCATCCCCATACAGCGGTGATCCGGCGGGCGATCCCGCCACAAACTGTTGGAATGTATTTATGGTGACATGGAACCCTATTGCCGAGGCCATCTCGATAAAATAGGTATCCCACTGGCCCCCGAGTTCGCTCCATTTACCGGACAAAGCCTCCCTGCGCTCTGTCAAACTGATCGGCGGCGGCAGGCGCGGGTCAGGCAGTCCGAACACCCGTTCCCAGTCCGGCAGAATTTCCAGCGTGGTGGCCGGGTCAGTTTCCTGGGCTACCATCTTCTCAATTTTGGCATCCAATCTGGAAAACTCTGTTGCCCAGCCTCTAAACGCTTGGTGCATCGCGGGGGCGGCCTCTTGCGTGCAAGCAACCCCTGGCGGAAGCAAGGCCCGCAACGCCAGATAATAATCATCCGCTGTCATTGCCATGTGATGGCTCCCATCACAATCAATTCGCCCGGATTGGCCGTGATGTTGGCTGTGGGAGAAACCAGCACATGGTCGGTTTCCCCTGCGGCCAGGCTGATAGCCTCGTGAACGTGGCTCACCAGGATTTGTTGCCCTGGGCTTGCTTCAGCGTTGATCAGCGCCGTCAGGTTGGCGGTGATGGCGTCACGCACCACCTGGGTGTTGGGTGTGACGGCCTGGATCGTGAAGTTGGCCTGTTTCGCCGTGGGGGCGAACACAAACAGTTTGGCCGAATCTATAGGCACCGGTGCTTTGCCCGTATTCCGTTTGATTCCGTCTGTCCCCAAAATCCGGGACTTCACAGCATCAATCATGGCCTGGCCGGGGATAGCCAACGCCCCGGCCCCCTGGCCATCGGCCATGATCGTCACCCCAACCGTTCCGGGGCCGCCCCACAAGGGAAAACACCATGCGCGGGTAACACCCGCGATCTCCTTGGCCCACGTTACGTAGTCGTGGTCGTTCCCTCCATGCGGCGGTTCCTCCATTCGTTCTAACTGCCGGTCCAGCAGCTGCTCCGCCGTCTCCTGATCGGTTCCGCCGGTCAACCCTCCCGTTCCCACCAGGGCCGCCTGGTTGACGCCAGCCACGGGTGCAATAAATTGCATGGCGGCCCCCTGGGCCGCGTTGCCGGCCGTTCCCGCGTCCTGGGCGGTTACGGCCAGGGCGGCGGCTCCCGCAGCCAGGACGGAATCTGCATCCACCGTGTAACGGACACTGCCGATTTGCAGCGGCGTGGCGGCGGGCACCACCGCGCCGGATTGGCCTGTCACGTTCACCGGCCCCTTGGCTTTGGAGGCCGCCTTCGGGGTAATGCCCCATCGCCTGGCCCACAGCGCTTGATTCTCCGGGTCGGCCAAGTCGGGGATCATCTGGCGGGCGGCCCATTCCAACCGCCCGTCCAACTCATACATTCCACCGGCGTGTACAAACGCTAGGATATCCAGGTCAGACCCGCTCAAATCCGCCCCGGCGGCCAGCAAGTCGGCTTTGGCCCGCTCATATTTTGTTTTCAGGGTCTCCCGGGTCAGCATCTCATCCCCACAGGGCTTTCAATGTTTCGGTTTGGCCGTCCGGCCGGGTGATTTCCACCCGCAGGGCCAGCAAATCGTTTTGCCGTTCCGCTTCCACGCGCACAGCCTGGGCCGCTCCTTCATCCACCAGCCATTGCAGGGCCTCTTCGGCGAATTCCTGGGCTTGGATCAGTGTTTCCTGCCCCCATTTTGCACGATCCAGCATCCACAATCGGCTTCCTAATGGGCGCTTACGGTACGTATCTGCCCACCATCCTCGCCTTTCCAGCGGGTTTGGCATCTCCTCCGCCTCGGCCCGGCGGTCGCTGAACAGGCTGATAAACACCAACCGATTCAGGTTCCCCGTCAAGGAAAACGCCGGGGGACCTTCCACCCATTGCCCTTCAATCCGTTGAAAAATCGTCACGCTGGCCATTGTCCCTGCTACATTTGCGGCACGGGTGCCGCCGTTGAACTCCCCGGCGCGGCGGATATGTGCGTGTGCGAGTTGTACGTCAACCGTATGGCCGCCATGCTTCCCGCCGCATCGGTCACATTCCCCGAGGCGGTCACATTCCCAGTCACGTCCAGATCTCCCACCACATGCACCTTCTTTCCGGCAGCGGGAATAACTTCAATGCTTCCGTCCGATTTCTCGACAATCTGGTTCCCGTGCTTCGAGTACAGGCACACCTCGCCAGGGGCTAAATTTTTCGGGCGGCTGGCCCGGTCCGACACCGCCACGGCCAAACCGTGAGCGCGGTCCCCTCCAACGAACAGCACCAGCGCCTGGGCGTCTGCTGGCGGGTTGGCCTCAAGTCCGTAGGGCTGGGCATGTTCCACATAAGCCGTTTCCCCGATCAACAGTGTCACCTGCAACCGCTGAGTTTTCAGCGCCTGCTCCACCAGTTTAACCAGCCCTCTGGCCACCAAGTCTCTCACCAATCTCATGCCGCGCCTTTCTGCTTTTTGGACTTGGATTTGTTCCCTAATTTATAGGGGGCCGGGTCAAAGGCGTCCTGCGGATACAGGGTTAATTCCGTTCGGGTGCCGTCTTTATCCAGCGTGTACCGGCAGGCCGCCAGCAGCAGGGTGTCATCAATTCCCAGGGTGGGGATTTCAACCCGTACCAGGGCGTTAGGCCGCCACAGCACGTCATCCGGCCCTTTCCAGCCCGGCACCAGCACCGCCAGGGCCTGCCCACGCCCGGACCGCACCGCCGCCTCCCAGGCGGCTCGGCGGTCCATCGTGGCATCGTCCCCGTGGGCTTCGGCCACCACCACCTGGTTGCGGTACCGCGTCACATCATAATCCCTGGCCTGCCCCTTCTGGCCAAAGGCCGCCTGCGGGGCGCTCTCATCCGTCAAATGGCTTTGCCCCAACACCAAGTACACCGAATACCGCTCCGTTAGGCTCCGGGTATATTTGGCGGAGAGAACGTTCTCTCCTTCAATCAGCGATCCGGCGGAAATTTCTTTTCCCGGTTTGGTGATCCTCAGGTCTCCCTCCGGGTCGCTGGTCAGCAGCAGTCCCCGCTGGCGGGCCAGCCGCTCCAACAGTGCAAAATTTGTTTCCCCTGGATGCACCGCCACCACGCCGAAGGGCTCTCCCGGCCCGGCGAACAAATCCACCGGCACGGCATACCGGCTGGCCAGCGTGTTGGCAATCTGGTGGATGTTTTGGCCGGTCAGATGGCCCCCATCCAACTCCGCGCAACAGTCCACCAGGTCACAGGTCAGGTCCCGGCCCTGCACCTCCACCAGGTGGGCCTGGGCCGATATTTCCCTGGTCACGGCATCCACCCAGCCGGTCACCACCAAGTCGGTACCGATCACCACCTGACAGCGGTCACCCTCCACCACCAAAAACACCCCGCCAAACTCGGTCATCCGCAGGCGGAACACCGTGGCCAGATGTTCAAAGGACGTGAATATTTCCACCTCTTCCCAGCCGGTAAAATCCTGGCCGTTTACCAGCAGACGCACGGTGTTTTTGTCATCGCCTACCTGCGGCGATACCTCCACATGAGCATCAGACATTCAGCACCTCCAAAGGCCGGCCGCCTTGCGCGAACAGCGGGTGAGGCAGGCGGTTCCGGGCCACAATCTCCGCTTCCCTGGCGGCGGAACCATAAAGGTTCCAGGCAATCACCAGGGCCGGGGTGGTCTGGGCCGGGGTGTAGATAGTCAACAGGGGCAGGGTTTCTCCCCTGGCCCGCAAGTCGGCCAGGAAGGCCGCCCGCAGCGCCCGTAGCAGACGAAACAGGGAATCCGGAATCCTGATTCCGCCCGCCAGAGAACAAAAAAACAACGCATCCATCGCCGCCTGCCATTCCAACCGAACCGCTTTGGCATGATTGGCGCTGGTGTAGGCCAACCCGGATAACACCGCCGCGCTGTCGGCCAGCGCCGCCGCCCTGACCAGCAGATGAATCCGCCCCATCGCCTCCGCCCGGGCGGCCATCCCCGCCGATACCAACGGGGGAATATGACTTTTCGCCCCGGCGTTGTGCAGGGGGCGGTACAGCCGCATGGCCTGTTCCGGCTCGGCGGCCAAGGCACGCAGCCGGGAGATGCTGCCGGTGATCGCCGCCGCCAAATTGTAAGGGGCGCGAATCAGGGCCGCAGTATCAGAGGCCACCCCGCCCACCATCGCCTCCACGCTGGCCAGCACCAGCCCCACGTCATCTTGCAATGCCTCCACCGTATCAGCCGTCATGCCCACCACATCAAACACGCGGGAAAAATCATCCATAGCCTCGGTGATGGCACCCGTTGCGGCCGACAGCAGCAGCGTTGGGGTATGGGGCCGGGCCACGACGGCCTGGGCGTCTCCCGCTTCCACAAACTGGATATCAAAAACGGCAACGCCCTGCTCCTTGGTGCTTTCAGTTTGGCGTACCGACCGTACTTGCACCCGCATTTTCCCCCGGCGGGGATGCACCAAAACTCCCGGCCCTGGCTTTTCCAGCGCATCTTCCAGGCGATTGCGGGCCTCGTGATAGCGGGGACCTGTCACATACGCCCGCAAACTAAACCCTTTGGCCGACCCGCCCAGGTCTTCCACGAAAGGCCGATCACGCCCTGGAAGTTCGTGCACCGCCACCCGGCGGCCGGAATCCTTTCCGTATTCGTCCACCTTGAAGGGGACGCCCCGGAAACTGGCCGGTCTCAATTTTTGTACCCAGGTGCTCATCTTAGATATACCCTGGCCGCATCATCATCCCTGTTTCCACCGTGGTTTCCACTCCACGACCGCTCAAACTATTCACCCTCATCCCCGCCGGTGCGTTCTCAAACCGAATAGATACCTCGGCTTTCTTCTCGTTCGCACTGTTTCCCAGAGCGGCGGCGCCGCCGCCCAGCAGGGCTCCCAGCAGTGCCCCAATACCGGTTCCCAGTATTGGAACGATGGAACCCATTGCCGCCCCAACGGCGGCACCGCCAAGCACGCCCACACCCATGTTTGCCGCGTTGTTCCTGTCTTGGCTCGTGGCACCCGTGAACGATTCAGCAATCTGATCCAGCCCGTATCCTACAACCGGAACCATTGCCGCCATGCCTAGCATCCCGCGCCAGCCCCCCCTCTTTCCGCCTCCTAAAATTGCAGGTCCACCCAACCCGCCAAGCCCGCCCATCGGCCAGTTGGTGATAAACACCGGTGTGACCCCGGCGGCGGCTTCCAGGGCTTTCCCTTCCGCCACACCCAACCCCACGCCGCCCATCCCCCGGAGGCCGCGCCACACAGACCAACCTGCCCCGGCCCCGCGAATCATGTTGTACCCGCCATAGGCCAGCGCGGCAGTTCCCAGGCCAGCCAAGCCCAGGCCCAGGCCGCCAAGCAGACCCGGAATATGCTGCGTGGCGGAGAGCAAATCAGTGAGCACATGGTAGATTTCCGTGAGGATGGGCAACAGCGGTTCGCCTATCATGGCTCCGGTGTCGGTTAGTTTCGACAGCAATCCCTGGCGGCTCATGGAGTGCGTTCCCTGGATTAATTTAATCCGTTGGTCCAGAGAGGCCGATTCCAGCGCCTTCTTTTCGATGTAATCAAACCCCTGCCCCTTCTGCTCCGCCAACAACAGAGCTTTGGCATATTGCCCTCCTTGTTGCCCAAAAATAACGGTCAAAAATTTTCCCATCTCCTGCTCGTTCATCCCCCCGGTTCGTGTTTTTAGGCGTTTAATTGCCTCGCGAACCCCGACAAATTCACCGTGCTCATAAAAACTTAATCCATTCTCCTCCATCATTTTACGTTGTTGTCTGTGCGTGGGGTTCATCCTCTCCAAGAAGTCCTTCACATCCGTGCCCACCTCTTCACGTAGAGTCTGTCCCACGCCAATCAGGGTCGTCAGGTCTTTCGGGGTAATGTTCATCAGGGCGGCTTCCGCACCGGACCGCTGGAATCCATAGGCGATCCCGCCAACAGAGAGGGACGTGGCCCCGGCCACCCTGGTTGCCCAGTCGCCTGTTTCTTTGTATTGGTTGCCCCTCAAACCAAAAGCCACACCAGCCAACGCCAGATATTGGCTGATGGCCCCAAGGTCTTCCTGGTTGGCCCCGGCCATCGCCAGGGCAGTCCACACCGCCCCGCCTTTCCCTTTGATCTCCTCCAGGGTCAATCCCGCTTTGACAAAATCATCCGTGGCCTGCAAAACTTTGGCACTGGTAAAACCGAATTCAGCACCGATTCCCCTAGCGTTATCCCTCACGTCTTTCATCGCCTCGGCCATTTTGTCGGCCCCCATCGTGGAATCCCACATGTCGCCCTTGATGCGGGCCATCAGCAGTTCAATTTCCGATGCGGCCGCCACGGCGGGCTTCAGTTTGTTCAGTCCATACAGTCCGGCGGCAATGCTGGCCGTACCCAGGTTGATGGACCTAACCATTCGGTCGTAGTCCGCCTGGACTTGTTTCGCCCCATCGCCTAAACTATGGATATGCGCCTTCAATTTATTGAGGGCACCGGAAAACATATCCACGGCGGTGATAGTGATGGCCAGCTTCAGCGCTTCAGACATGATGGCCTATGGGATTGTTGCCGCCCTGGTTGGGTGGATAGCCCTGGGAGGTTGGATCATCGTGACCCAGCCTGGCTTGGGCATGTGGTTTGCCCTGCTGGGGTATTGCGCGGCTTCGTTTCTGTTCGTAGTCTGCGCCGGGGCCGGGATGTTCATCGGCTCCGCCCTGCATGTCTATGTTTGGCCTCAAACCGATTCGGCCTCGCTGATTTTATCCGGCGCGGGGGCCGGAATGGCAGTCTGGGCCTATCTGCTGTGGCGGAAGCTGGCCAAAATCTTTACTCCTTCGGCATGACCATCTTGCTAATCTCTTCCAGGTAAAAAGCCAGCCGGGTCATATCCAGGTCCAGAATTTCCGTCCGGGTCCAGCCGGTTTTCATTCCCAGCGCCAACACCGCCCGGTCAAGCTCTTTCAGCCATTTTCCGGGGTCTTTGTCGGCGGATTTTCCCCTTTTTTTTCCCCCTCTTTCGCCCCTCCTTGAATCACATCGTTCCCGGCGATAACCAGAGCCGTCATGTCATCCTGGGACATATCGCAAACCTTTTCCCAAGGCAGGGGGCCGGGCAGATCGTTGTATTTTTGCACCATCCTGGACGCCAATGCGGCTTTGTACGTCAAGTCCTGTTTGACCGGGACAATTTCCTCCGCGTCAAACAAATCCCGTGCTTTGGGGGGCCGCAGGGTGATTTTCATCCCGCTGTCGGGGAGGATAAATTCTCTGCGCTTGTGAGATTCGTTCATGTCATTTTCTCCGCTTTGCTGCCGCTCATCTCCACGGCAATGCGCCCAACGCCTGCTTTAACGGCATCGCAGGATTTGGTGAAGGCGTTACGCATCACCCAGCGTTCAGCGGTTTCCTCGTAGTGAATAATCATGGTCACTCCATGCCATCCGCTCACGTCCTGCTGGTCCACCCCTGCTTTGGCCAGCAGGTCAAATTTCAGATTAGCGGGCTGGTGCATCTCGGTGTAATCCGTGTCTCCGTAATCATCCACCAATTCTTTGCGGGCGCGCCCGCCGGGGTGAAACGACACAGACTCCTGCTCCACGGCCAGGGGGTCGCCGTCTTTGAAGATGTGAATGATGCCGACTGCGGGCATGATGCCTCCTTGTTCCGGGTGTTACAGCCTGGGTTGAAATTGCAATGCCAGAATCCGCAACTGATTGATCACGTCCGGCGGGATGATGGCGTTTACACGGTTGGCGTCATTGGCGTCCCGTTCAATCACCAAGTCCCGTTTGAATTGGGAAATGTTTTCGACCAGTCCGGCCTCCATCCATTCCGCAAACAAGGCGATCATTTCTCCCCGCAAAATGCTGGGGGTGGCGACGGCCTGGCCGCCGCCAAAGCGCGTGCCGTCGTTGGCTAATTTGTGCCGGGGATACTTTTGCGTCAGGCGGACCCGCGTGGAAAACCGCAGGTAGGCCAGGACGCGGATGGTTTCCACATCCACCAAGCCCGCATCGGGCAGCCCTGCTGTGTTCTGGGTGTGGTTGGTCACCAGCCGCTCTACCAGACAGTTGCCTCCCGCGTCCACCGTGTAGGTGGCCAAGCCGTCCTTCAGGTGCAGGTTACGCTCGGTCTGGGTGAAGCGGTCGGCGTCCGCCGGGGCCAGCATCCCGGTCAGCGGCAGGGTTTGCCTGGGGCGTCCGGGGTCGGGCTCTCCAGCGTCCACAGCCGCCGCGATGGCCGCCGCTATCCAAGGCGGTGTGGGGCTTTTTTGCAGACCCACCGCCACGATCAGAGGGTTGTTCCGGGTAGAGGCCCAGGTGGACCCGGCGGCGTGAGTGCCCCCCAATGCGGTGAACGCAACCCCTTCGGACTGGCGCATCGGACCCCAGCGCCCGTCCAGTTCCGTTTCCAAAACCAACATGTTGGCCCCATCGGTATAAGGGGTTGTAATGGTGTTGTACCAGCCGCCAGCCGTCGCCGTCAGCGCGGCGGTGATGTCGGGGTTTCCGGCACCACCGGTCATGGCGGTGACAGCCAGCGTCACCCCGGCGGGCAGCCGCTCTCCCTGAAAATACGAATGGCGGATGTCCAGGCTGTTTCCCGTCTCGCCCTTCCATCGGCAGGTGATATTGACCTTAGACAGAGTCACCCCGTCCACGGCGGCCGTGGCCGCACAATCCGGGTCGGCATTGATGGAGGCCGCCATGTTGGCGGCGATGGTATTGGCCGTGTCGTTGGCGGCCACGCCAACGGGCATCCTCCGTCCGCCGATGTACAAAGCAATGGTTCCCCCGCCGACGGCGGGGCCGGTAACGGTGACAGCCCCGGCGGCGGCAACCCCCGCCGCCAGGTCGTCCAAGGCCACGGCCCATAGGTCCACGTTGGGGTTGGCTTTTTTGACGGCGGCAATCATGGCCGCCAATAGGCTTCCCCGCCCAAAGTCGGCCATGCCTTGACTGTCCGACAGCACTCGGGTAGGCACCCCGGCCGCCACCTGGCCGACGGCCAGACGCTGGCCGATCAACAGCAGTTCCCCCGGCATGGACGGTGTGCCGGATACCATTTTGCTGGTGTCAAACTCTGCGAATACGCCGGGCGTCATCAGGCTGACGGGGATTTGATTGAACGAGACGCTCATTTGCGGCCTCCTTTCTGGGCGGATTCAGGCGTGGCGATGGCCGATTTGGGCGATTCCACCGCCTCCACGTCTCCATCGTTCAGCCGCCGCCGCCAATGCGTTCCGTCTTCCACCAACAGGCCCTCGGGCGGCAGAGGATTTCCGGTGGCCGGGTCCAACACCCGCAGGCCAGGGCCGGGCTTGATAAAAATCTTCGCCATCTGTTCTCCTTGTTAGGGAAGGTTGATATGGTCTTGTGCTTCCGGCGTTCCGTCTTTCGGGGCCAGGTCCCAATCCGCGTAAAACCGCAGAAAATCGTTCAGGGCGGCAATGTCGGCGGCCGTCATGGCCTGCACCTCTACCGTCTGCCTCCAGCTGACGGCCCACAGGGCCAGCCCGGCGGCCTGATCCGCCGGAGCGGAAAATAGGTTTTCGGCTTTCAGATCGGTGGGGGCCTGGGTGTTCGCGGCGCCCCACCGGTTCCCCGCTGTGGTCAGCAGCACCGCCTGGGCCAGCGCCAGGGCGGCGGCCCCCCGGCCAGTTTTGGCCGCGCCGCCTGCGGCAGGTAAGTCTTTCCCCAGAACAAACACGGCCCATTGGGCTGTCAGCCGGTAGTCTCCCTGGCTTTGCATTTCGATTTTCGGAATTCCCAGGCAGGCCGCCAGCAAGGCCGGAGTTTTGGTTGCCAGGGTTTTCAGGTTGTCCAGGTTGAAGCGGCCATCGTGGGCCTGGCAGTTTCCGCCCGGCACCAGCGGAGCCAACGCCGCCACAATCTGGTCCCGTATCTGAATCAACCTGTCCATGTCATGCTCTCAACATTTTTTCGGCCCAGTTGTCCACGATTTGTTCGATGTCAGCCAGGTCTTTATCTGACAGCCCCAGGTACGGGCGGGCGGGCAAGCCCGGCTTGCCCACGGCGGCTCCTCCAAATTGGTGGATGGCGGCATAGACCAGGTTGGATCCGATCTGCACCTGGTGGCCGGAAACCAGATGCTGAATGGATTGCAGCAGGTGGATTTCACCCATTAGCAGGCTGTGGCCGACATGGCGTGAGTGCCTGTATCGCTCCGACCAGGGCGCCCACGGCTTTCCATCCGGGCTGGTTTTATCCTTGGCAATCCGCTGCTGAGTTTGGGCGGCAACCATTCCGCCCAGAGCATCCAGCAAACCGTGCATGTCGGTTCCGGCCATCCGCCGCAGTTTGGCTTGCAGCCGTTCAATCCCGGCCACTTCCACTTGGATCGCCGTGCCGGACATTCGATTCTCCTGTTACATCCCGCCGGTATTGTCCCGGCCCCAACGCCGGGGTTGCGCGGTGAGAACGGCCTGGCCGGACGTGGTGGGCTGACCGGTTTCAATCCCCAACGTGGCCCGCCCATCGGCCAAGTCTTTCAGCCACTTGATACGCTCCTTGTGCCGGTTGGCCCTCTCTTCGGTCAGCATTCCGGGGCCGCCGGACAACTCGTACAGGGCGATATCCACCGCCACCTGCGTCAGCACCGGCGGCACAACCACCAGCGGAACGGGATAGCGGGCCGCCAGGTAGCTGTCCATCAGAGCAGAGGCATCGGCCAGGGCTTTGTCCACCACCGGACCGTCTACCAATCCGTCACCGTTCCGGTCGGCAACCAGCAACAGGGCATCGTTTCCGTAAGCGGTCACAATGTCAGATTGGGTGGCGTAGGGCATATTTACTCCTTAGGTTTTTTATCTTTCTTCCTCGGGAGGTCCGCATCGGCCTCGCTGACCATCAGCAGAGGCTCGGTTTTGATCTCTTCGATTTGTTCAGCCGTCAGGTCGTCCAAAAAAACGATGGTTTCCTCCGGGCCGAATTTAATTCCCGCCCGCCAGAAACCCTCTTGAGGCCCTTTCACAATCAGCGCGTTCGCCATGATTTACCTTTTGGTCGTTGGTTAAGGGCGGCTGTTACAGCCGCCCTATCAGATCACGGGTTAGGCCAGCCAGGGCACCACCAGGACTTCCGCGTCACCGACCCAGGGGTTGCTGGCACCGTTGGCTCCAGTCTGGGCCTTCAGGATGGTCTTGGCGGCCATCTCCAGGGAGGGAGGCACCACCAAAACGGTCGGTCGGATTCCCAGAGGGCGGCCATCATCGCTCTTGTATGCCCCCATCGCCGCCTTGGCGGCGGCATAGGCATTGGAATCCAATACCTGTTTGGACCCGTAGGCCATTTGCCAGAACGCAAACCCCACGTTGGCGCGGGCTTCAACGCCGTAGCGGAATTCCCTGCGGGCAAACACCTGCTCATCATCCGCCCTATCCATCGCCTGAAAGGCGTAGTCCAGGCGCTTTTGGAAAATCAAGGGCTTCAGCGCGCGACTCGTGTCCAACAAAAACCAGGGCGTTCCGGCCCCGCCGCCGTTATTGCTCACCACTCCGCCGCCAACCGGATGATTGGTGTCGAAAAAATACTGCCCGTCGTAGCACCGGGTGGTCCACCCCGCGAGTAAAAGGGCAAAAACCAATTCATCGGGGTGGGTTTTAGCCGCCCGGCCCAGCTCAGCAATCAGCGGAGAATAAACCGCATATTGGTCGTCCTCAACGTCGGACTTCGGTACAGACACGGTACTTTCAAACGTTTTGTTTTTCAGGCTGTAATCGAACTCTTTCAGGTTGTTGATCATCCTGTCCCCCAGCCATTCCCGCAGTTTGGGGAATTGCCCCAGCCAGGCATAGCGGTTTTCGGCGGTCGAACTGGGCACCTCGGTGGCCACTTTAGCGAACATGGAGACCGCGCCGTCGAAGGCCTCTTTGAAATTGGCCTTGAATCCAACGTTCAAGGCGGAAATATTTGTTGCGTTGATAAGCATGGTTGCCTTTTTGTTTATGTGAATTGTTATGGGTTGACAGCGTCAGCGGATTTCCACCCACACGCCGTCCGATTCGATGTCGATGATTTTCCCTGCGGCAGAGCGGGTGCCGGCTCCGTTCGTGGCGGCCACGGTCTGGTCGTCCACGATGTAGGCCGTCCCACCCACGTTGGCCTGGCCAATCGGGTCGGCCCCGGAGTTGGAAAACTTGAAAACCCCCCTGCTCACCTTGGCGGAAACGGCTCCGTCCGCCCCGCCCGTGTTGTCGGCCTGGGCATTGGCCCGCCCAACGGCTTTCAGGGTAGTCGCAGTGGAACCGGGCACGGCGAATCCCGTAGCGTTCACCGCTACCAACGCCCCTTGATAAATTTTCGCGTTGGCGGCCACGGGGAGAGACAGGTCGTTCCCTGCGCGTTCCGGCGTGTTGCGGGCAGTCGTGAGTGCGGCCATGTTTTAGGCTCCCTGTTGAGTGTGTTGATTATTGGTGTTTTTGGCGGCCAGGTATTTTTCTTTGGTCAGCCCCAGTTTGGCGGCCACCTCGGATTCGGCCTGATTCAGTGCCAGAGTTGCGCCTTCGGGATGCTTTCCGTCCAGGCCGGAGGCGGGAACAATCACCGGCAGGGTTTTGGCCAACTCCCGGAATTTCTCCAGGCCGCCTTGCTGCTGGCACATCGCCAGATACATCGGGCGGGAAGCCGGGGCGATTTTTCCTTCTTTCGCGGCCGTGTCCAATTCGGTCTCGATGGCGGTCGTATGTTTGGCGGCTTGTTCTTGGTTCAGGGCCTTTTCGGCGCTCAAAGCCCGCGCTTCCAGCTTCTTGTGAGACTCCATCGGGACAAACTGAGTCAGGTCTGGGGTCTGGACTTGGTTTAAAGCCAACTCGGCTTTACTCTTGCTTTCCTTCAGGGCACTCACGGCGTTCACGGCTTCCGCTTCGGTGGCGGCCTCAGGCACACCCAAGGCATGGCACAACTGTTTCGGGAGCATTCCATTCTCCGATTGAGTTACAGCCCCGGCTTGATTCAGCGCCTTCATGGGCAGGTTGGGTTTGTTGGTCATTGTCGCAGATGACATCCTCAGGATGCGTTTGTTGTTGTCAGCCCAAAACACAGGGGAAATGTAGCGATACTCCTTCCCCCTTAAGACATCCTTGCCTTTTGGTGTCCACTCTACTCGGCCCCAGATGGACCCGCCCTCTCTCACCTCCAGGCGGTTAATCCAACCTGCGGCAGGCGCTTCTATTTGTGGGGTTTCGACAGCGTGGAAAAAGTCAACCACCATCTCGGTGTTTCTTGCCTTAAAGGCGCTCACAATGGCGTCCGGGTTATCGTTTATCCAGGTACGGCCATCCACCCCAACAATAGTACGTCCCGCCGGGATCAATTCGATTTCCGTGGGCAGTTCCCCTTCCGAAGATGTATTCAAAGCCAAAAACAGATTGCCTGTTTGACTTTGCTCCGGACTGGCTTGTGCTTGTGTTGGGTGGTTCGTACTCATGTTCCCCAGGTTAGGGAGGCAGACATGGGAAATAAACCCGGACGGGCGACCGGGTAAAAACAAACGGCCGCTGGGGAGCGGTCTATGGGCGGGGATAATGGAGGAGATACATGATAGCGGCTGGGGAATCAAGCGGAGGGGGAAAACAGAGCGGGCGGGGAAAGGGGGGCCGGGAAAACCGTAAAAACCCGGAGGCGGGAAGTTGCCCCCTAAAACCCCCGTAAACGGTTTTTGGGGTAAAATTGGCAGTAGGGTTGCTTTGCGCTGGGAACGCAAAATCTAAACGGGGTCTAAACGCCAATTATGGGGTATTGCCGAGCGGGTCAAGAAGGGGTATCGTGAGGATGGCGGGTGTGACACGGTGATATTCTCCCGACCGTAGCACGGGCGCAAGCCCGGAGCGCCATGTGGGGTTTCCGCGAAAGCGGGCTGGGAGGCCCCACCACCCGCTTATTTTTTGGTTTTTTGTTTCAGTCTCTGAAGTTCACGGTCTCTTTTGGCTATATCACTGGATAGCCGCCGGAAACTGGTCAAAAACGTGTCTGTTCCTGTTTTTGCCGCTTTGACCACACTGACATAGCCGTCCTTTTCCAATACAAATATCAGGCTGTTCGGCCTGTCCTGGATGACTTCTCCTCGTTCAATTGTCTCCTGTACCCAGGAGTATTCGCTGAGATGGATGTCCGGATGATTCTGTCTCTGCTTTTTCAGGGTGTCTGGGGAAATCCTGACCACCTGTTCGTTTGTTGCGATACGCCCAGCCTGGGCTTCATCCAAAATCCCCACCGGCATATCCCCTTGAGGTTTTTCGGCCCAAAGGCCGAATACCTCGCTTTTCACCACCTGCCGGACGGCCTGGGCCGCCGCCTGATGCAGCCCCGCCGCCGCCGCTGTGTTCAATTTTTGAGTCAGAGCGGCCTGCGGAATCGCCCGCCGGGCCTTGCCGGGATTAATGTCAAAGCCGGGGTCTATGCCCTTCGGCACCCGCTCAACCTGGCCGGTGCGTTTGTTCGTCCAGTTGACGTATTCCACCGTGGGGCTGGGGGACACCTTCCAGCCACGCCGTCCGGCCTCGCCCTCTGACACTTGGCGCACCCAGCATTTGCACCGCCAGCCGTTGGGCGGGAAGTGTGTGTTCCAAAATGGGTCATCGGCGGGCAGCAGGGTACCGTCCAAAACCACGTGCTGGGGCCGGTGGCGCAGAGACGGCCCCAGGCCGTAGATGAGATAAGGGAGAAACTCCTTGGTGCGTTGGATGCGTTCCCACTGGCCTGCGGCGCGGGCCGTGCGAAGATTGGTGTCGTAGATGATTTTCAGGCGGCGGGGCGACCCCAGCTGCACCGGGAGTGTTTCCCCGGTCTTGGGGTCGGTCATGGTCTTCACGCCCCACCAGCCCAGCCGTTGCAAGGCGGGAGTCAAATCCCTCTTAAACTGGGCCAGGGTGCGCCCTTCGGCCAGGGCGCGGTCCACCTCTCCCCGGATGGCCGTCAGCACATCCAGGCTCCCGGCCTTGGCCACGGTAAAAGCCGCCGCGTGTTCCTCCCGCCACACGTCCCGGAAATCAAACGATGGTTTGAACCCCTTAGCCCGGAAGTAATCCAGGGCTTCTTTGGGCGGGGCGGGATTGAACGTGAACGTGTCGGCCATGCCGCCTCAGGGTTTGTCGGTGGCCGCGCCAAGCCCACGGGCTTTGAACCCGCTCCGGGCCAGGGCATCCATCAGTTTTTGCAGGTCCATCTCCGGGACAATCTTTACGAGTCCGTTCAAAATTTCTTCATAACTGCTGGCGTTTTCGATGAGCACCCGCACGGGGGCCAGCATGGGGGCCATCTGTTCTTCCCATTCGGCCAGTTCTTCCTCTGCCAGGGCATCCATCTGGTCAGGCGCATCAGTTTGGGAGACCCCGGCTGTGTTCAGGGCGACCCCACTGGAACAGGAACAGACCGGGCAGGCGTGGCCGTGCCGATGGGGCTGCGCCTGATTCAGCGCGGGGGTCTGAGGGCTGACACCCAACAGTTCCTCTCCTTCGTCCGGGTCGGACAGCGCCAACTTGTCGCGGATTTCTGCCGCCGACACCCTCAAACCCAACGGCACCAACTTGGCCAGGTTGTCGCTGAGGGTTTTGGTATCGTCTGGTTTTGGCACAGGCAATGTAATGCGAGGATAAATTTCCCGGGGGCCGTGGTTCAAATCAACAAATGGGCGCACCAAATACAAATTTAGCGTGCTGGCCAGATGCTTGGCGTCAAATTCAACAATGTCCATCCGGACATCATTGTGCACCTTGGCCTGCGCCATACTCGATCCGTCATCAACCGTCATGGTTTGGCCCAAAACAGCTTTGCTGATCTGCTTGTCGGCAAAATTGGCCAGGTGTTCATAGATATCCGCGCCTGTGCCTTTGGCCGCCTCTTGAAACACAATATCCATCGAAGCCGGGATGATTCCGGCCGCGTCAACGCCGATGTCCTTCACGGCCTGGAGCAAGGTCCGTTTGTCGGCTTCGGTGGCCCCGTTTTGATATTTCCCCAGGCGCAGGGGCATCCCAAATATTTCAACAAATTGAACCCAGTCTTTGAGATCATAGGATTTGATCAGATACAACCAGGCGGCCAGGCGGGCCAGCCCGCCACGGATTGGTAGACCGGCTTTTAGATTCGGCTGGTGAATTAAAAACTTGAACGGAGGCAGAGGGTCGCCCTCAAAACGGCCAAACCTCCGTAAACGCAACTCCTTACCGGTTTCCCGGTCATAAACAAAATGCCGGGGGTCCCGCCAAATATACTGGACGGGCGTAAATTTTTTGGCGGATGTTGACCAGATGATTTCCACGACCGAAAAACCTTTTCCTAAGGCGTCCAGCAAATCCATTTCCAGGTTGCCGAAGGCGGGGTTGGAAATAATTTCCCTGATCTCATCGGCCAGGGCCACGTCAGTTTTGTCTTCGCTGGCGGCGATCACCACCGGCTCCAGCCCGGCCACCGCCATTTTTCGGGTGGCCAGAGCGCTCCGGTAATGGCCATCCCGCTCCTCCATTTCTTCGGCCAATGTCAGATAATCGTGGATGTCTCCGTGGATGGCCGCGTGGAGCACCTGTCCCAGCCGGTAGGGGGTTATCCCGTCAGCAGCGGTGTCTGTCCACGGCTGGCGCACTTCGGTGACCGCCGGGGTGACCACCTCGTTTTTCAGATCGGACAGCCGCACCGGGCGGCCGTCAGGTCCATAAAGATCAGCCATCACCATCCTCCTTTTGTTCCGTGACCGGCGATGTTGGCCCACCGGCCTGGCCGGTCATCCTGATCCGGTCCGTGTTGTTTTTTCTCCCCGTAGGCCGATGTCCATCCGTATTCCACCGCACCCTGGCGGCTGGCAAAGTGGGCCAGGGCAATAGCAATCCCGGAATCCGCATGGCGGGGTTGTCCATCAGCGCCGTTTTGCCCATCCCGTTCCGGCGGCTTGGAAATGCCCTTCACCACCCGGAAGGCCAACAGGTCGTTCAGCAAATCGGCATGAGCCGGGAGTTCAATTGACCCGTCCTCAAACGCCTGTTTGAGGGGGGCCATCTGATCTCGGTACCATGGTTCAGATAGTTTCACCCGGTGGATCATCCCGCCGCCGAATCGTTGCGCGGTGGATTCGGCAATGTCGGCCCCGATGCCCGTGGAATCTATGGCCCCGCCGGAAAAACGGGGCAGACGCTCCACTAAGTGACGCAGCACCTGCTTCTGCTGGGCGAAAGGCACCCGGCGCATCTCGATCACGAAGGGAAACCGGCGAACCAACAAGCGGGAGACCTGGCACGGGGCAATGGCCGACAGGTCATGCTCCCGGCCAATGTCCATGCCGAAATGGCTTGGAAGTGCACCATCCATATTTTTTAACAGGGGGTCCACTTGGGCGGTCAGCCAGTCGGCGGTTTCCGCCTGGCGCTGGGGCTCCGGAGCAAGATCATATCCGGGCGGGCATTCCAGGCGCAGCACAGGGCCGGGGCGCATCCGCGCCTCGACCAGCGCCCGGCTCAACCATCTGCCCGACCCCTGGCTGGGGATGCAGAACAATTCTTCGTCAGCGTCCGACCCGTAAAAATCGGTCAACTCTTTCCGCCAGGCGGCTTCCGCCTCCCGAGTCCAGGCACGTTCCAATTTTTGGCATATCCGCTGGTACAAGCCGTCTCGCAGAGCGTCATCCAGGGTGATCTTGTGGTGACTGTACGGTCTGACCCCCGCCAAAATGTCCCGGACCAATTGATTGAACGGGTTTCCGTCTCCGTTGTGGGTGGAGATGATCCGCACCTTGCCGCCCCACATCAGCAGGGCGATGGCCGCCTTCAGTAGTTCCCCTAGGTGTTCGTGGAACGCGGCCTCGTCAATGCAAATTACGCCCTGCTTGCCCCGCAAGTTTGTTGGTCTGCTGGATAACGCGGTGACCCGGAATCCGGACGCCATCTTGATTCGGTACGCCAGGATGGACTTGTCTTCATCTTCCAGCACAGTCTCCTCCACGTCTGCCGCCGCCAACTGGTAGGCTTTGGCCCAATCGGCACAGTCGCGCACAAACTCCTGGGCCATGTCCTGGTTGTATCCGATGTACCAGTAATCCTGGCCCCCGGCCGTTTCGCTGGCGGCCGCGATCAACGCGGCGTCCCCCGCCTCGGCCCAAGAAAGGCCAACCCGGCGTCCTTTCTCAGCGGCCTTCACGGGGGACAGGTCTTTCAACCAGCGGCTTTGATAGGGGAGCAGGATCATCCTCCGGCCCCCAACACCCGCTCTCGAATTTCCTTTACTGTTTCTTCACTAAGCCCTTCTTTCCTGGCCTTGATCGCCACATCATCGGCGGCCAGAGCTAAGTTCTTTTTTATGGCCGATAATTTGTCTACCAGGGTTTTGTCCGCCGTGCTCAAGTCGCGCATGGCTTTGGCCAGCGCCATCACCTCATGGGGTTTGATGGTCTTGCCTTCACCATTCACCGCGGCGATGATGTCAAACACCACCACCCGCAGCATTTCGGCAAGCAGCCGACCCACATCGCCTTCCTCCTTTTCGAGTTTGGTCACCCAAACCTTGGCGATCTCCTGGGCCTCTTTGTAACGGGCCATTTGCTCGTTGGCCACTTTGGCGTAGCGCCCCACCGCCGACCGGCTGACCGCCTGGCCGTTTTGCCGGATGAGGCCGACGATATCATCAATGGTTTTTCCTTCCCGCAGGGCTTCATCCACCGCACGGCGGATTTCTTTGGGGAGAGTTTTCAGGGTGCTCTTCCGGCCCATGTTCACTCCGGGGATGGGCGCGCCACGCCGGGGATGATGGCCAGGCCGTTGGCGGCTTCGATGCCTCGTTGGGTGATCTGGGCGGTAGACAATCCCCCGCCGGTAGTCAGGGATACCAGCCCCTGCTCGGCCAGCCAGGCCAGTTCAACGGTCACCTGGTCGGCGGTGGCGGGTACCCCGGTCTTCGGCATGGCGGCGGCTAAAATGTGCTGGCCCGCCGTGTAACCGGGGGTTGCGTTCAGCAACTTCAGGATTTCCAGGCGGCGGTGTGCCCGCAAGGTTTCGTGGTAGCTCATTCTCGATTCAGCAGATGTTCATTCATGATATCCACGGCTCGTTTTAGGCCGGACATAGATCCGGACAATTCCCGCAGGTCACCGTGGACCTGACCAACCCGGTCCGCCAACAACCGAAAATCCTCTTTGGTCGGCGCGTGTTTGATTTCGATTTCCACCCGGTCCATGCGGCTTTCCAGGCTGCCGATTTGGTCCACCGTGGCTTGGTGCCTCCGGCTTATCCAGGCGTATACGCCAATCAAAAACGAAAATGCCCCTTGAGCAAAATCCAACCAGAACCGGTTGTCCATCATTCCCTCCCCTTAATAGCTCCGGTCACTGACGGGGTGATCTTTTCCAGGCTTCGTCCAATGGTGTAGCCTCCGAAGCCGATCTGCAGGAGCGTCCAGGCGTCCGGGGCAAGTCGGTTGGGCAGCACCCCAAAAGAGTCCAGGGTCACCAGACCCAGGAATATCCACATGGAGACAGGCCGCCAGGACCGCTGGAGCCAGTTTCCGCCCTGGGCGTCTGCTAGATTGATGGCGGCCTGGGCTTGGGCCACCTGCCCTTGGAGTTGGATGATTTCTGCGCTCACTTGAGCCTGGATTTTATCCAACTCCGCCTGAGCTTTTTTCTGTTCAACCTCGTTTGGAAACAGGTTGATAATCAGGTCTGCGGCTGGTTTGAATAAACCGGCAATGGTTTCCAGCGGGCTCATTTTTCCTCCAATTGAAAGTGGGGGCCGTCGAAAAACTTATCGGGAACCCCGTCACGGTCCCAATCACCGCCCCAGGTGATAGAGATTCCCAGCGTTGCCGCAACCCCAAGCACAAAATGAGCAAATTCGATAAAACGTGAGCGGTCGGCCCAATCCAAGGGGAACGGAGCCACGTCAGCGGCCAGGCTGGGCAGGGCATTGTGTCTGCTCTTGGGCCACGGAGTTTTGCTGTGACCTTCGGCCACGGCCTGATCTTGCTCGGCCTGGGTTCGATGGCCGCACAACACCGTGCAGTCGCGGTGTTTGATGACCTCCGTGAACAACCGCTGCAAGTCGGGGTGGCAGGTGGACAGACGGGCCAGGCTTTGAGGGGAAAACGTGGACATGCGGGCTCCTTGCGGTGAGGGTTTCCGCAAGGGTACGGCTGGTAAAGGAGGGAAATAAACCCGGACGGCTGTCCGGGTAAGGGGGGAAGGGCTAAGTTTCTCTTTACCCTTTCGCCTCGGCGGAATCAACTGTTTCCAGAAGGTACCGACCGGCCAGGGCGGCAAGTTTGGGAGCGCTGATGGTCTCCTTCTTTTCATTTTTAAGGCGGAAATGATTTCCCAACATCGAAATGGTCGCAGGTTGCAGCCCTTCCCGTTCGCACCATTGCCGTAAGCTCATTTTGGATTCTGCCATGCTGATCTTGATTATGTTTTGCAGGCGTTTCACCAGTACATCATTTTCTGTTTCAGGTGTTTTTTGCCGCATGATCTGTGGCGTTTCGGTCGGGTGTTTTGTTTCAGGGGCGGGGTGTTTCGGGTGAAACGTTTCAGGCCGTTTCGGGTGAAACGTTTCAGGCCGTTTCGGGTGAAACGTTTTGGGTGTTTCAGCCGAAACGGCCTGGCCCAAAACAGCAGATACCTGGCCCGCCAGCAGGGCCGCCGCGACCTGGAACAATATCACCGCCAGCCCCGTGGCCGCCAAAACAACCACCTGGTTAAATTCGGTTGTGACAGGGACCAAAAGGACATCGTGTTTCAGTTCCAATTCAGCCAGATTGGCCCGCGCTTGGTCTATGTGGCCCTGCCATCCAATCCTTCCTGACGCGGCCATTTGCAGGTAATAATCCAACTCGGTCTGTTTTTTGGATAAGTTTTTTTCGGCGATTTCCAGTCTTTGCGGGCGAACTGCCTCCGCCTGCTGGGCGGCCAGCAGGGGTTTGGCCACCTGATATATGGGGCCAATGAGCAACAGGCTGCTGGCCAGCGTACCCAGGACCAGCCAGCCCCACCATTTCGGCGTCCAAAGTACCGCTGCCCCTTGCCGAAACCAGAACCAGGCCGCCAGACATCCCAGCAGCACAGATAACACGGGGCCTATGGTGTGATCGTAATACTGCCGCCAAAACGCCCAGCCGTCCCATTGCATAACCACTTCGCACCCAACCAGCGCCAAGGCGGCAGGCAAAGCCGGAATAAACAGTTTCCATTGGTTCATACCTCTTCCTCAAACAGGCTGACTTGGCGGTGGTCAGTTTGCGTTGGGGCCTGGGCAGGGTCAGAGCCCAGGATGCGCCTAACATGCCGGACCGTTGTGCTATACCGGCGGGCCAGAGATGCCTGTGTTTCCTCCCGGCCAAAGCGTTCGTGGATTTCCCTATTCCGTGCTTCCCGGCGGGCCTGTGCCGCCAAAGGGACGTCCAAAGTTTCCGCTCCGATTGCTTTGGAGAGAGCAATTGCAGCAGGAAGGCCAATGCACTGACTGATAGGGTGTTTTTCCACCGGCCTGCGCGGGATGTATATCCGCAAACCACCAAACGATTCACACAGCCGCATAGCAGCATCCCGCCCAATTGCGGCTATCAGGTCTTGGGTACTTTTCATTTCTCCCTCTCGGTAATCTCCGGGGTTTGAACAGCCTCCGCTTTGCGGGCCTGGCTGTTTACATAGGTGTCATCCGGCATGGCTGTTTCCAGGCTGGCCACCGACGGCCATTTCGTTCGATTTAGCATTTTGGTAAACCCTTCCTTCACCCGGATGGCGTCCACGGATTCAACCCATCCGGGGAATTGCCAGGTCAGGTTTTCCATCCAGGTTTCCGCCATCAGTTTGATCACATCCGCTGCCGGAGCATCGGTCAGTCGCAGGGCCAACAGGCGTTGAAAGCCATCTTTGATTTCTCTGCGGAGCCACGCCGGGCCGCCGCCCTTGGCCTCCCACTCCACCAGGGAAGCCATCCCCTCCAACGTTTTGCTCGGTTGCCCTTGTGGCCTTCGCCCTGCCGCCAAGTGGCTTTCCACAGGTGCCCATGCGCTTCCGCTGGCATTCACACTTTCCAACACCCGCTTCAGGTAATTGTGATTGGCCAGGGGTTTGGTCATCCCTTTGGTTCGCAGGGCCTCTACTGTGTCCCCCAGGGCGCGGGCCAGCGCCGTCCGGTCGGGGGTCAGGGCCATAACCTCCTTGCTCAACCGCAGAGCGCGGCCCCACCCCAATGATCGGCTGGCCGAGCGGAACAGCCCCAGGTAGGCCGCCAGCGGCTGGGCCAGCGGGCCAATCGCAATCAGCGCACGCAGGGTTTCCCTGGCATCCGCCTCTTCCAGGGCAGATTCGACGGGGAAATGGGCGTGACAGCACGGGCAGGTCAAGTTCATCGTTCCATCTCAAAAAATTGCTTGACCTCCGCCGCGTCGTAACTCACCTCCACCCCTGCGGGGGCATACCGTCGCATTTCGCCTATCGGAACATTTTGTCCTTTTGATCGGGGCCGGAGTGGGATTTTACCGTTCTTCCGGTACCTCCCCCGCTGGATGATAACAAGCCGGAGATATCCTCCGACCAAGGCTTCTTCCGCTGCTTGGTAATATTCACGGCGGCGGGCAACGTATTCCTCAACTCGTTTGGCCTGTTCTTTTTCCAGGGCCGTAATCATCCCCCGCAAGGCTTCGTGGTTTTCCCAATTGATTCGTTCCGTTTGGCCCATCCGGCGTTGGATTTCCCCCAGCACGTAATCCCACGGCAAGGTCATGCTGGCCAGCAATGCCTCGATTTTTCGCAGCTGCGCCTCGTGCCGGTGACCTTCAATTTGAGGCCGCCCGGGAAATGCTGGTGCCGGGCGGCGGGCGAGTTTTTTGCCCGTCTGGGTTTCCATTTGACGGGCGAGGTTCTCCAGGTCGTCCTGCCGCATCAATCCAGCGCTGGTGACGCCCCACGCGTCCCACAGCATCAGGCGGTAGTCCTCATCGCTCATGCCCAAGGCCTTCTTGGCTGCGTGGATGCGGGCCAGCATGGCATTGCGGCGTGGGTTTGTTTGTTTTGATGCGGCATTCATTTCCGGCTCCTATAATTGGCCATCACTCCGGCCACGTATCCCCGCACCTGGGCGGTTTCGCAGACCCTCCTGTTTCCCGCGTTGTAGAGACACAATGCCCTGGCTGTCCACCCCTGGACCTGCTCCAGATGCAGGGCCATCAACCGAGCCGCACAGTTGGCGTTCTCCTGCGGCTCCCGGAGGCGCTCCCACGGGCACCCCGCGTGGACAGCGGCAATCTGCCTGATTTGCCACGGCCCCGTTTCACCCGCCATCCCGTCCGGCGGATACGGGCGGCAGCCGCTTTCCTGCTGACAGATGGCCCACAACAGGGCCGGGTCAACCCCGGCCTTTCGGGCGGCACGCTCGTTGACGGCGGCCATGTCGGGGCTTCCGGCGGGCCGGGCCTTTGGGGCGGGGAGCAAACCAGCGGCGGCAGACGCGCTGAACGTGCTCCCCGACAGCGGTCCAGGCCGACATTCCAACCACCAGACCGAGCACGCCAAAGCTGCTGATAAACAAAACCCATACAGATACGGATTGAGTATCCACACGATGCCTCCGTGGCTTGGTTATCCCACCACCTGCTCAAGGTCGGTTTCATTGGGCTTGATGATAAAATCCTCACCCTGGCTGATCGTAATCCCCTTCAGGTGAGCGACCGTTTCCGGCTCCCGCAGGATCGCCTCTTTGTCTACCTCTTCTTTCACCCGGATAAACCGGGTGAAATCCAGCGCCCGCAGGGTATCAATCACGGCTTTCACGCTGGCCACTCGCACGCTTGGCGGGCGCATCCGCCAGGCCACAATTCCGTGCTCGAAGTCCACTGTTTTTACTTTTCCATCGTTGGTCAGCCGCTTGCGGTTGGCCTCGCAGTAGATGCGCAGGCCCTCGGCGCAATCCTCAATGCCTTGCTTGTGCGGGGCGGCCTCACTCATCAGTTTCTGGTCAAAGGCAGATTTTTGTTCATCCACCGCTGCTTCCAGCATCTTCAATTCCCGCTGATGCGCCCCGATGGTCATCACGTATTCAGCGGCTTCCTGGTCGGTCTTGGGCACGGCCACCGCCACGGCGTCCGTTTTCAGTCTCGTTTTTGCCATCTGATCTCCAATCCGTGGATGATGAGGTGCCCCGGCGTTGTGCTAGGAGGAGCCTGGGTAGCAGGCAGTACAACGCCGGGCCACCGGTTATGCTGGGGCCTGGACCTCCAGGGCCAGCTGGCCCGCCAGGTCTTCCAGAGATATCTTCCGCAGCTGGGCTTCTAAGCCCAAGCTGTGCAATGCCCGTGTGTGGAGGAATTTCAAGGTTTCCTCCAAGTCTTTTTTAGAGACTGCCATGTAGTATCCCGTGCCAGGCACCGCGCAAATCGGCACCCCAGATTTACGCAATTCGGAAATCGCCTCCCGGATTTTCCTATCGGCCATCCCGGTCCGTACAGCCAGGGCTTCCACCGATACACCCCGTGACCGGCCTTTGTGTTCCTTCAAAATTTTCAACACCACTTTGGCATTCATGCCGTTCTCCGTATCTGGTTTATTGCAGGCTTGGCGATGATGGCTCGGCATATTCCGCGCACGGCTTTCCTCTGCCCAACCGTTTGATGCAGTCCATTCCAGACGCCACCATTCGTCCCGTCACCGATGCTGCGTCTTCGCTGGATTCCGCCGGACACCGCCAAATCAAATCCATGCGGCCATCGGCGTGTTCACGCACTTCAATCACGGTCACCTTCATGATTTCCCTTGTGGGTTTGGCGGGCTTGTTACAGCCCGCCAGGTTTTCAATCCAAAAAGCCTTTGGCTGCTTTGATCTTTGCAACCTTCTTCGCGGGGATTTTGATCTCTTCCCCGGTTTTTGGATTCCGCCCAATGCGGGCTTTTTTTGCTTTCTGCTCGAACGTGGCAAATCCAACCAACGTCACCTTGTTTCCCGCCCGCACTGCGGAGCGGATGGCTTCCACTACGGCTTCAAGTACCCGGCCAGCCTCGGCCTGCGATGTTTCCAGCCTTTCCGCCACGCGTTCCACCAAGCCTGCTTTTGTTATATTTCCCATATATCTCCTTACGTTTATGGATTACCGCCCGATCATCTTCCGGGCGGCGGTTGAGGCCGGGGTGCCGTTGCGGTCTCCCAGCAGTAACTGCCACAATCTCCGCCACCACCGGCGGCGGCGGATGCCTGGCCCGCTGGCCTCTACCCAGGGCAGATGGGTAAACCCTGCGAGGCTGTGGGGTTTTGTTCTTGTGCTGCTTTCCTGTTTGTTTATGTGGCTGCGAACCAAGTCTTCCAGTTGGATTTTGCGGTCCATTACCGTCCGCCAAAACACACCCGTTTGACCTTTGTATTTTCCGCTCAACACCTGATTCAGCGTTGAGTGGTTGTAGCCTATGGCCTTGCCAACCTGGCGGTAGCCGCAACAATCAACCGCCTGCTGCAATAATCTCCATGTGCTGTCCATTGGCCCTCCTTCCGTTGATGGCCGTGGCGTTTAGCAGGGATAGGTTTCCCCGCTGTTGTGATCGGTCACTGTTTTGTTCCGGTGGCTCCAGGCCGGGGCCAGGGGGCCGCTGTCACGTACCAGCAGATACCGCCCTTTTCGCGAAAAAATCCGTCCGGTTTGCATGTCACGGGCGGTTAGGTTGGTCACATAACCGGCCTTTCGCAGAGCCGCCACGTATTTCTCGGCAGCCCGGCGGGGGTTGATTTCATTTCCCGTGGCGGCCAATTCCACTAGATCATCCAGCGAAAATCCCTTGCTCATTCGCATGGTTTTCCACAGCCGTTCTCGGTACGTGCCGACTGAGCGGATGCCCACGCCCAATGGTCGGCTGTTGATGGTAGGACGTTCCATTATTTTTGCCTTTCGACTGAGTTCGTATACTCCGCGCCGAGGCTGGGTAATCAGCCTCCGGCGGGCCAGCACCGCCAGGGACTGCTGGATCGCGCTTTTGCTGACTCCCTCGCACCGTCGAATGTCCCGGAGCCACAACCCGTTGGGGGCCTGGGCCAGCCGGGCGTGTATTTGTTGCGCCCGCCACATCATTTGTGATTCCCTCCGTTCAAAGCCCGCAGTTTTGGGCGCGGCCCCTGAAACTCATAGATCATCGGCAGGTCTTTGGTCTGGGCCAGCCCAATCTCGGCCAGGCCGTTGGTCTTGGCATGGGCCTCGGCCACCGACAGGGCGTTCAGCGCCAGCCGAATTTTGCCATTGCTGGCCGTAGTGATGTGATCCACCAGGTCCGCCCCAATCCTCACCTCGGCCAGTCCGGCCAGTGCCCGCACGTCGTCTATCGTGGCGGGTTGATACTCAACCACCCGGCCTACCCGGCTGGCCACCTGAGGATATTTGGCCACCTTGGCGTGCAGGGCTTCCATTCCAACCATGATGACCACGCACTCGGTGGTATCGTTTAGGTCCCGGAAGGTTTCCAAGGTGCGTGAATCGTGGAACAGGTGATCGGCTTCGTCCACCACGAGCGCGGGGAACCCGGCGGCGGCCAGACGTTCTACCACCCGGTGGAACAGGCGGTCACGCCCATACGGAGGGTGGCGGTCCCCCAGTTCCACGCAGAGTTCCCGCAGGGCCGAATGCTCCGTCCAGTGCGCTTTTCCGCGCAAATAAACGGCTCCGTGTTCGATGGCGAACCGCCGAACACTCTTGGTTTTTCCCAGGCCGGGGTGTCCGGTGACCAAAATCAGCCCCGCTTCTCGGGCGGCTCGGCGCTGCACCGCCGCCACCGCTGCCAGCAACCGTTGGTGGTTGGTTGTTGCCACAAATGCTGTTTTCATGCGCTTCCTCCGTGGGTGTTGACAACAGATTCGGAGGCGGGGTAGGCTCAAACATCCTGGTTTGAGGCCCTGCCTCCCGTTCAGCCGCCGGTGCTCACCCGGCGGCTTTTTGTTTGTGGGGTTCAAACCCCACCAGTTCCCGGAACACCGGGTCTTTCAGTCGTTCCGCCAAATCCAGCCTGTCTCCATCTGTTACCGCTGGCCCGTTTTTCCTCACCCACAACGCCCAGTCCCGGTCGGCTAAGTCCCCGCTAAACCGGGGTCTGCCGTTGATTTCCGCCGGGGCCGGTTCGGCCAAAGCCGTCATTTCCTGGGCATCAACCTGTTCCTGCAGAGTGAGAGGTTTGGGCGCGGCCCGTTCCTCTCGTTCTAGATCAATCCCCTTAGCCAGGGCCTTGTTTTCCAGCCTGCGCACCTGCGCTTGCTGGCGCTGGTGATCTGCCCGTTCGACGTAGGAGATTATTTTGTACGGCTGGCTGTTGGCCCGAATGCCCGCTTCGCAAATCCGCACACCGTCCAGGGTCATCACCCACACCCGGCTGGGGTCGTGGATGTCAAATGCAATCCGCATCCGCTCTCCGTGGAACTCGGCCAGGTCAGCGGAAAAATACCGCTGGCCCATCAGACTCACCTCGCCCCGCGCCACGGTGCGGATTTCCTCTGGCATCCACAGGGTGGCGTCCTCTTCCGGCATCAACGGCTGCCAGCCCTGGGTCAGAGCGGCGTCCCACGCTTCTTTCGGGGTTTGGTGCCGTGCCCGGCCCGTGGCCGGGTCGGTTATTTTCAGCAGGCCCCGGTGCGGCCGGTGGTTGTAATCGTCCAGCGCCGCCCGCACCAGCCCCAAAAAATCATCCCAACTGGGGAGCCCCTGCCCCGTTCTGCGGGTGACCCTGTAGGCCAGGGTTTTGGCTTCGGGGTCCATGTCTTTTCCCATGTAGGTGGGGAGCATCTTGGCCGCCCGCACCCACACCGTCCGGTGGAATCTCTCTACAATGCCTTTGGACTGGGGGCGGTAGGCGATGGAGTGATCCAGTTGGATGCCCAGCCGGGCCATGAAGCCAGTCACCGGATTTTTCATTAAGTCGTTCTTAAACCCGCTGCCGTTGTCCACGTAAAAGATGGCCGGTATACCGTGGGTTTTGCAGGCGTGCTTCAGCGCGTCCAAAACTACGATGGCCCCCTCCGCCAACCCAATCCCAAACCCCACAGCTTTCCTGGTGGCTACGTCTATCACGGTGACGATTTCCGGGCGGATGGGGAGACCTGTGCGGGGGTTCCCAACTTCGGCATCCCAGGTGTGGCCGTCCGCAACCACCACATCCCCCGGCCATAACTGGCTGGTGTCCCGCCGCGCAAACGGGCGGATGGCCAGAAGCTCCCGCTGGCCCATCCGGCCCCGGTTGACCTCCACGTTGCCCAGGCGCCGCAACAGGGTGCGGGCCTGGTCGTAACTGGGCGGGGTGACCCCAGCGGGCAAAAGCCCTGGGGTACGCAGATATCTCACGCAGTCGGTCAGGGCCGGTTTCTGGGGCTTCCGGTACGTTTTCAGCAGCGCTGGTGCCCAGGGCGGTGTGGTGGCGGTTTGTTTGACCCTGGGGGCCACTGCCGTTGTCCCACTGCGTTCCTGGGCCAGCCAGCGGTGGATAGAGCGACTGGATAGCGCCCGGCTTTTCCCCAATCTGGCATTGGCCGCCGACACTAGCCGCTGGATGTGCTCCGGCAGGGTGCCCCCCCTGGCCTGGGACACCACGATTTCCACGGCCCGCTTCAGCCGGATTCCCCGCTCCGCCATGACCCTGCGAACGTGGACGATGATGCCCAACCGGGCATCCATCGCCTGGGTCTGCCAGTCGGCCAAAGCCGTGATGAGAGGCAGGGGCACCGGCAAAGCGGGCGGCAGGGCGGATTCCTCCGCCGGTTTCAGCAGGGCCGCCTGGGTTTCCGGCGGCAGGGCCGACAGAGAATATAATTTTTGGAGCCCCCCAAACACCACCACTTCCCGGACTGCCCATTTTTCCCGGGCCGCTCTGGCCCGCACCTGCCGTTCCGTCCCCGGCAGCCCCGGCAGACCGGCCAACTGCCTGGCGGAGTAGTAACCCGATGTGTTTTCGATCACCTTAGCCTCTCGTTGAGCCATTTCCTGGTCTTTCTCAACCGCTGGTTTTCCGCCTCGATTTTCCCCAGTTTCCATTCGTCTATCTCCCTTCCGGTGATCAGTTTTCCGCCCCGCAGGGCGGCCAGCCAGTCGGTGATGAGGGGCTCTCCCAGGGCCGCCTCCAGGGCGGGCACCAGGTGCGCCGGAATCTGCCACGCCGTCCGGCTCTCGCCGCACCAAGCGTCCAGGTGGGCCTTGGTGTACTTCCGCCCGGTCAGGTCGCTCACACGGTCGGCAATCTGATCCCGGCTTAACTTGGAGCGCTTCAGTGCTTCCCGCAGCAGACCCCGCACCGCCTGGTCCAAGTCCATTCCACCCGCCACGGCGGGCAGGGGGCGGGGTACCGTGTCGTCCCACAAAATTGCGTCAAACCCCATCTGCCGGGGGTCGTTCGTTCGTTTGGCCATGCGGCTCTGCTGATGCTGATGAGCGGCCATCCTGGCCTGTGTTCACGCCCGTCCGGGCGTTGTGTTCCCAAACAAAATCATCACGATACCGGATGGATTGTCTGGCCCTGATTTAATGGCTGGTTTAATGCTTTTTCCATCTCATTCCTCTTCTCCTTAAAAATGGGCCACCCCAGGGGCGGGGGTTGGCGGGGGGGAAGGACCGCCCCCAGGGTGGCTTGTAAAAAGCGCCTGGCTCCATGCCGATTAAGGGGCTTCCGCCCCGGCGCTGTCTGTTCAATTGACCAGCCCGTCCAGTTTCTTGGCCAGTCGGATCAGCGGCTGGAGCTCCGCCACCGCCGCCCGAAAATCCAGCACGGGAGTTCCCCTGTTTTTAACCTTGCCCATCATGATTTCAAGCAGAGTCACCCGCATCTTCAGGTCTTGAATGTCCTCCATGTCCTTAAAATTCACCTGGTTTTCAATTTCCTTCAGCACCAAGTCTTCCGCCCAGTCCCGGAACCGTTTGGCCCGTTCCGATTTAATGAAAAACCCCAGGCGGACAACACCGCGCTTCGTCCAGAGAGTTGCCTTCTGCAGCCCTCCAAGGGTGTGAATATTATTCACACCCCAATGCTTGCCTTCCGCCAATTCATCAGCATGAATAGATTTGTGTTTTCTGATTGTCTCCTCGGTCACCCCAAAGCCCGTAGCCACCTCGCGGGTGTTCAGCCACCAACCGTGGATTTCATCCGGCATGAGGTGTAGCGTCACCCCGTCAAAACTCTCAATTTTGGAAGGTCGAACGTTTGAGTGCATGGTTTCTCTGTTCGTTGGTGGTGTCTCAAATAACCAGGGCCTCTAAACATTGCCCCGGCGGCCAAAGCCTGATAGTTTCAGGTCAACGGCCTGGGTTTTGTCTAGCCATCAGGGGGTTTTTGTTCGGTTTGTTCCGGATTTACGGGTATAACGGCTGCGCGTGGCCCGGCCCTTGTAATGGCCTTGCGCATC